CGAATGAAGGAGCAGGATGATGAGTGAGATAACCGCAGGACCTTGGGAGTGCAATGATTACGGCATGCCATACGATTGCGCTCGTTTTGGTGAAGTGGCGTTTATTCTTAGCAAAGAGGGCGAGTCCTTCGATGCAAATGAAGCCAATGCTCGCTTGATAGCGGCAGCGCCTGATTTGCTGTCGGCCCTCAAGAGCGTGAGCCGCACGATATTGAGCGCTGGAGAACGGGAATACTATCCAGAGGTGTTTGCTGCCATCGCCAAGGCGACCACCACCCCCGCCCGCAACACATCGGAAATTGGAGAAGGATGATGAGTGACTGGCAACCGATTGAGACGGCACCACGTGATGGCCGCAACGGGATGTTCGTCGTTGTTGGCGTAACATCTGGCAACGGGTTCACTGGTGGCAAGTCGTACGTATCAGACCCTTATTGTGTCTGGCGCGATCAAGGTGAAGTCTTTGCTCGTTGGCCCCATAACTGGCCACCAACGCACTGGATGCCGCTGCCACCACCCCCGGCCACCTCCGCATGACGGGTCATCTTTGTATAGTAGCGGCTTCAATTGCTTCTTGGCTTGCCGTCGGCGTGCTGGGGTCTTTGATGATGCTTAAACATTCTCAGCGCCGTTTTAGGCGCCAGTATCGTTGGGAGACGATTCACACAATTATGTCAGTCCTAGGACCAATAAACGTAATTTCTGGAGCTTTGGTAATCTGGGCATTCTCCGCATGACCCTCTTCCGCCACATCACCCGCGGTTTCGGCTACACGCTAGGCGCCAGATTCGCCCACTTGCTCCTGCGCGCGATAGGGGTTAGATGAGGGGGATGGAGAATCCGCAAACTACGGAAGAAAGGGGAAAAAATCAGGATTTCCTTGCCCAGGCTGGCAAAGGTCGTCCTAAGGGTGTCCCCAACAAGACTACCGCGCTACTCAAAGATGCCATTCTCCTCGCTGCACATAAGGCAGGCGGGGAGGGTGGCATGGTTCAGTATTTGACAGATCAAGCGGAGAAGAACCCTGGGCCGTTTATGTCTCTTCTCGGCAAAGTCTTGCCAATGCAGATCACTGGCGAAGACGGTGGCGCCATTCAGATCGCAAAGATTGAGTTGGTCGCAGTAGAACCCGAGTGAGTACTGTTCAGATACAGATGCCAGCCAAGCTTGTGCCGGTGTTTTCTGGTGAAGCCGACGTTAGGGGTTCGCACGGTGGTCGAGGTTCGGGTAAGACCCGCACGTTCGCCAAGATGTCAGCAGTTCGCGCATTGATGTGGTCTAAAGCCGGTCGCGAGGGAATTATCCTTTGTGGCCGTGTCTTTATGAACTCTCTTGCGGATTCATCGCTAGAGGAAATCAAAGCTGCTATCCGTGAGACGGATTGGCTTGTTCCGCACTTTGATATTGGCGAGAAGTATATCCGCACCAAGGATGGACGGATTAACTACAGCTTCACCGGTCTTGATCGCAACATTGACAGCGTGAAGTCCAAGGCGCGCATCCTGCTATGCTGGGTGGATGAGGCTGAAACTGTATCTGATGAGGCGTGGACCAAGCTTATCCCGACGCTGCGTGAGGAAGACTCCGAGCTGTGGGTAACTTGGAACCCTGAGCGTGAAGAGAGTGCGACCAACAAGCGCTTCCGCGACAACGCAGACCCGCGCGTCAAGATCGTGGAACTCAATTACCGTGACAATGCATGGTTCCCCGACATCTTGGACCGCGTTCGCCTGCGCGACAAAGATGAGCGTCCGCACCTATACGATCACATCTGGGAAGGTGACTTTATCCGCGTGGTCGAGGGTGCGTATTACGCTACACATCTGACGAAGGCGCGTGAGGAAAACCGCATCGGCATGGTGGCAGAGGATCCTAACCTTATCGTGCGACTGTTTGCTGACATTGGCGGCACTGGCGCGAAAGCGGATAACTTCGTGTTCTGGGCAGCGCAGTTCGTTGGCACTGAGATACGGTGGACGAACCACTACGAAAGCCAAGGCCAGCCGGTTAGCGCACATCTCGCCTGGATGCGGTCGCAGGGTTACACCAAGGACCAGTGCAAGATATGGCTACCTCACGACGGCGACACGCAGGAAAAGGTGTTCGACACGTCGTACAGGCGCGCTCTGGAGGATGCTGGCTATTCGGTGGAGGTGGTGCCCAACCAAGGCAAGGGCGCGGCTATGCAGCGTGTGGAGCGGGGGCGCCAGTTGTTCTCACGCATGCGCTTCGATGAGGTCAAGTGTGCAGCCGGGTTAAAGGCGCTCGGCTGGTATCATGAGAAGCGTGATGATCAGCGCGGCATAGGTCTGGGGCCTAACCATGATTGGTCCTCGCATTCCGCCGATGCTTGGGGTACGGGTTGTGTTGCTTATGAAGAACCACGTAAGGCCGTTTCAATGGACCTTAACCGACTGAAGCGAGGGATTGTATGACCCAAACCAACATGACCCGCACTCTCTTTGAGAATCGGTTGCAGGGCCTTGAGGATCACAACGAGTGGCCCGAGTTCGCAGACTTCGTGCGGGCGTTACTAGATCTCCCCGGTGCTGAATTGGCGGTTGAGGCATTCAAGCGCATCGAGCAGGAACACGGCTCTGCGGGTTCGTTAGGTATGCCGCGGCGGTTGCGTGCGGGTGATGTGCGTGCGGTTCTAGCCGCTAATGAGGAAGCTGAGTAAATGGCCACCGCTCCCATCATTATCGATCCCGAGCTTGCTGCTCTAGAAGCCGGCGACGCCCCATCCGCCGCAAACGATACAGGCATCGACATTGACGAATTGGTCGATGCACTGCGTCGTGAGGCTGAGAGCGCGGAGAGTGAGTGGGATCGCCTGCGTGGTTTCCAGGAGGCAGCGCGCCGTTATTACGAAGCCAAGCCGTTCGGTAACGAGGTCGATGGCCGCAGCCAGATCGTGCTTCCCGATGTGCAGGAGACCATCGATTACATGGTGCCGTCGGTGCTGCGTACGTTCGTCAGCGGCGATCGTATCGTGGAGTTCGAGGCGACCGATGAGGCTGACGAAGCCGCGGCAGACGAAGCCACGTCGGCTGTAGGCTACAGCTTCATGCGGCAGCAGGACGGATACCGGGTGCTGCACGACTGGCTGACGTGTGGGCTGCTGGAGAAGTACGGCGTCACCAAGACGACGATGGTGGACGAAGAGCGTGTCATGCGCGAGCGTGTGACCATCTCGGATCCGGTGGAGCTTGAGGGGTTCCAGGGCGAGGTTGAGGACGCCGAACAGAACCCGGATGGCACCTACACGCTGTCGCTGAAGACGGAGACGAAGGTAAAGCGTTTCGTTGATGAAACGATTCCTGCTGAGGAATTCCGCTACTCGGCACGTGCGCGCCATGAAGATGAGTCCGACTATCTGGCGCACATTGCCGTCAAGACGCGTTCCGATCTGGTAGACATGGGGTTCGACCGCGAACAGGCTTACAAGGTGCCGACCTACTCGTCATTGCCGCGCGATCGTGACGATGACTATTACGAGCCAGACCCAGAAAGCACGCCTGCTTTGCAGATGGTTGAGCTACGCGAGGAGTATGCCCGCATCGATCTGGACGGCGACGGTATTGCCGAGCGCGTCAAGGTGTTCCGCGTCGAGAACGAAATTCTGCGCTGGGCTGACGGCGAGGACGCTATCGAGGTTGTCGATGAGCAGCCGTTTTCGGTGTTCTGTCCGTTCCCGCGTCCACATCGGCTGGTAGGCTATTCGCTCGCGGACAAGGTGATGGACATCCAGTTGGGGCGTTCGTTCGTGGCGCGTCAATTGTTCGATGGCATGCACCAGTCGAATAACGTGCGGCCTGTCCTTGGTTCGCGCGGCATGAACGAGAACACGATTGACGATCTGTTGTCGGGTATCGGGCCTATTCGTGCCGACGATGCCAGCCAGATCGTGCCGTATCGTACCGACTTCGACGCCGGCAAGTCGCTTACCGTGATGGAGTGGATGACGGGAGAGCGTGAATCGCGCACGGGCATCACACGTTTGAATCAGGGTTTGGACGCAGACGCGCTGAATAAAACCGCGACCGGCACCGCCATGATGCAGGCGCAGGGTCAGCAGCAGGAAGAGTTCATAGCCCGCAACTTCGCGGAGGCTTTCTCGCGGCTGATGGCGAAGAAGTACCGCTTGATGCGCCGTGAGGGCGATCCGTTCAAGATCAAGGTGGACGGTCAATACAAGCAGGTAGACCCGTCGCAGTGGCCTGAGGACGTGAATCTGGCTATTCGTGTGGGATTGGGCACCGGCAACAAGGATAGGCGCGTCCAGGCCCGCATGGCGATGGTGCCCATCCTTGCTGAAGGCACGCAGATTGGTGAGGTGTCGCCCAAGCAGCGGTTCAACTTCATTGATGGGCTGGTGCGTGATCTGGGGATTGGTAAGGGCCCGGACTTCTGGAAGGATCCAGACGCGCCACCCGAGATTGACCCTGCGACGGGACAGCCGAAGGTTGAGGCTGAGAAGCCAGATCCTGAGATGGAGGCTGCAAAGGCAGAGCAGGCCCGCGAAGACGCCAAGTTCCAGGCTGACCAAGCGCGCGCACAGCAGCAGATCGACATGGAGCAGCAGAAAGCCGCAGCACAGCTTCAGATCACGCAGGCGAACAACGAGGCCAACGTTCAGGCCATGCGTGAGAAGCATGCAATGGACATGGAACAGGCTCGCGAGAAGGCCGCACTCGAAGCTCAACTAGCGCGTGACAAAGCCGACGCAGAGGCGCAGATTGCCATCTACCGCATCGACAAGGAGGCGGAGGTCAAGGCTTATGCGGCGCGTGTTGGGGCAACGTCGCAGGGTGATGATCTTGGGGTTAATCGCGAAGGTGGAGATTTGGCGAAATGATTAAGTATGAAGCAGGTCGTTATCTGGTGATAGCGGTAAATGGTGTAGATGATTTCAAGCTCGAAATAGACGGTCACTTGACCGGGTTTCACCGTAACGAGTTGTTAGAACTCCGCCACATCATCGACCAAGCCCTCAACACCAGCGCGGAAGAGTTAGGGGATGCGGGGTGAGCGAGGAAATGGACTTGCGCCAGTGGGCGATTGAGGCCGCTATTGAGTCTGGCGCGAAGGAGAACATGGGTCTCTACTATGCAGATCAGTTCATCGAATATGTGTTAGGTGTTGCGGAGCAGAAGCATGACGCTCCTTGACCGCATCCTAGCCCACTTCGGCTATACCCGCACGGTTCCCCGCCCTCTACCCCGCATCCAGAACGGCACGGACGCCGTAGCACGCGGACAGCGGTATCAGGCGTTCTACGAAGAGGAAGACGGCCTACGCGACATGATCGCCGCGCTACGCCGAGACTACTTCGAAAAGGTCGGCCAACTCACCCCCGGCGACACTGCCGGCCTTCAAGCTCTAGGCATGGCGGACCGCACC